TCACTTACACCCCCCTTAGTGACTATTAAAGAAATAGAATAGCTCAGACCTTGTTCCACCTCTTTGCAGGACGACTCTCAACCCCCATCTCCCTCAGCTTCCTCAACACCGTCAAGGTGTGCAAACCCAACGCCTTCCCCACCCTCTCCATCGAATAACCCTCCTCCACATAAAGACGCTTTATCTCATTCTCCTTCTCCAAGTTCACAACCTGCTTCACTTTATGAAGCCCCAACCTCTTCAGAAATGTCGTCTTGACCTCGTAGATTTCCGCTATCCTCACAAGAGATAAACCCTCCTTCACCATCTCTACCATCTTCTCGAAGTGAATCGATTTATAAGCCTCTATATGAGCCTCTCTCTCTTGCCTCCTGCTCCTCAAACGATTCGTCTCACCCACCCCACCCGATACCCCCTGCTTCTTCAGGGATAATCTCACCGACTCCCTCGTTACACCCATCTTATCACCAATCTCCTGAAGAGAGAAACCCTGTGACCTCAGGTTCTTCATCTCTTTATCTCGCTCAGAAATCACAGCAGTACGATACCCCTTAAGGGGTGCGTCTAAGCCACATTCCTGAACCCACACTTTTATCGTGGAGTTACACACCCCGTATTTCTCCCTTAGAGCCTTGTAACTCGCCCCACCCTGTACATCACTCTTAAATGAGACTTTATCGTACACTAACTTCGTCCGTCCCATGTTCTCCACTCCTATCTAGGTGCCTAACACCCTCTCTCATGAGAGGGGCTCCTATAGGGTATATAAGATATTACCACATTGTCAAAAAAGTAATCAGAAATAAGATGAGGTGGGTTGGAAACAACCACATAAATGACAGAAGCCCTGTCTAGGAGATGACAGGGCTTCGTCAACTAGTAACTAGTTATTTCCTACAGCTCGACTACTTATGGGCGAAGAGGCAAAAATACGAAAGAGCCTCAACTCCCGAGGGAAGCTGAGGCTCTTTGTATCACCTAGTTCCTAGATACGACTATCTAGGATATGTCACAAGTTATTAGCGAGTGACTGTGAGGCGAGCAAGACCACGGGGGTTGTACGCGCCGATACCGAGGTTCTCGAACACGCTGAAGCCGATGGTGCGAGCCTTCGGGTCGTCAGCGGAGAGAACGGTCAGCTCGGTGCGGACAGGGATGCGACCAAACATCTCAGGCTCACAGGTGACATACACGGTGCCGACAGGAACGAGACGGCTCGTGATGATCTGAGAACCCCAAAGAGTCGCCTGAAGACCCGTCTTGAGGAGGGCAGCCTGCGACTCAATGTCGAGGATGTCACGACCGAACTTTCTGATGTCGGCGTAGTCGCGGGCGTTCATGTACACGCGAGCCACGCGAAGGTCGTGACGCTCGATGAGCGCGAAGGCATCCGCGAGCACCGCGCCGTTGAGGGGCGCGATCACGGGGATGTCAGCGTTCTCTACGCCGAGGCTGTCGAAGCCCTGTGTCGCCACCGCGTCGAGAATCGCAAACACACGCTCGTCCTCAGCAGCCTGAATCTGAGCGCGGGCTAGATCCTGAGCGCGCTCGATCAGATCGAAGCGACGCTCCTTGATCTGAGTGAGAGGAATCTCAGGGTTCGAGGCGATCTCGAAGAGGGGGAAAATCACGCGGCGAGGCTTGGTGATGGCGAGAATGTTCTCGCCCTCCTCACCCACCACATAAGCTGTGACATCAGGATCCTTGTCATAGATCGGGAGAGCGCCGTCAGGAAGCTGCTCCACGAGGAAGGTCTTACGACCCACAGAGGTGTAATCTCTGCGAAGACGAAGGGGCTGAGTCATCGAAGCGGCGAGCTTGCTACGACCCTGAGGAGTCTTAATGTAGTCAGCAATGAGCTTCTGCTTAACGGCATTGTCAATCGTATTAGACATGGCTGAACTCCTTCCTTAGATGCGCTGGTCGTAAACCAACTCATCGGAGTTGGAGTCAGGGGTAATCTTGAGAATGCCAATCACGAGGGTTCCGTCAGTCGCGTGACGGCTAGCCGCGTTATTGTGGTTCGTGAGATAGCCATTCAGAGAGGCTACGAGCTGATCACCCACGGTGTAGGTGAGCGCGACATCCTCGCCGAGCTGAGAAGTCTCATACAGCTTGTTGCCGTAAGAACCCTGAGCCGACACATAAGGTCCACGGTTCGAGGCGACACCAGGCTGATTCTCGAAGGAGTTACCCACGGCGTTGTTGATAAACACGCCGAGTACGCGCTCCGTCGCAGCAGGCGCCGAAGTCGGTCCGCCATGTGTATTGTCGCCACTCGGGCGAGCAAACGCGATGGAGCCGCTCAGAACGCCTCTTACGAGACCGTCGAGAAGACCCGAAGCCTGCGTAATGCGGTCAGCATCGGTGGTGACAGGGGGGTTAGTCTGAGTGAAAGCGTCCGCCGTAAGCTGCCCGATGGTGTTACGAACACCAACATGGAGGATACGAAGAGCGGAGCTCGACTCATTAAACCCACCACTAGCTTGTCCAAGTAGAGCCATAGTATTTCTCCTAGCTCATACTCCTTGTTTCCAAGAAGTAGTGTGTTGTTGTAGATAGAGGTGGGTCAGGATTGACCAACCACCCCATTACTAGCAGAGTGTTATAAAGGAACTATCCGTATTTCTTAGCTGAAATACTTGCTGACATCGGGAGCGGACTCCCACAGCTTAGACAGCTCATCGGAGGACGAGGAAGCCTCACGGCTGAGGTTGCCGAGAGTCTTGACGGAAGCCTGACGGGTCTTGGTAGAAGCGGACTTCTTGCTCTTGGAGGCAACAGGCTCCTCCTCCGCCATCATGATCTCCTCCTCGTCAGCCTCTTCCTCCTCAGCCTCCTCCTCGGCGGCGGCGAAGATGCGGGCGAGCTTGGGGTCAATCTTAGCGGTCTTGCCGCTCAGACCCATCGCGTCCTCAGCCTCCTCCTCCTCAGCCTCCTCCTCCTCGGCAACCTTCTTGGCTAGACGAGCCTTGAGAGCAGCCTTCTTGGAAGCGACAGTCTCCTCCTCCTCAGCCTCCTCCTCCTCGGCAACCTTCTTGGCTAGACGAGCCTTAAGGGCAGCCTTCTTGGAAGCGACAGGCTCCTCCTCGTCAGCCTCCTCCTCCTCAGCCTCCTCCTCCTCAGCGACCTTCTTGGCTGTGCGAGCCTTAAGGGCAGCCTTCAGAGAAACAGAGGACTTCTTGGCGGAAGCCTTCTTGGAAGCAACAGCCTCCTCCTCAAGCTCGGCGACCATCTCGGCGAGCATCGCCTCTTCGTCCTCGGAGAGATCCTCCTCAGCGTGCTTCTTAGCAGCCATGTGACCCTTAGCAGCCACAGGCTCCTCGCCCGCCATGTCCTCCATCTCAGCTAAGAGATCGGCGAAAGCACCGCTCTCCATCGCGTCCACGCCGTCAAACTCGTCCACGCCGCCAAACTCGTCATACCCCATGTCATCAGCCATGCGAGGCATACGAGGCATACGACCCTCAAAGTCCATCGGGAGACCACGCTCCTCTAGACGACGCATACGGCGATTTCTGCGCTGCTCCGCCCAAAGGTGCTTGTGCTTCTGATAGTACTCCTGATTGTGAAGACGCTTAGTCTCAGCGTCCCACTTGGGCATCATCGAACGCTGCTGAGTGCGATGCTTGTAACGGATATCGGGATCCTGATAACCGAAACCATGAAGAGCCTCGCCATAGGGGTTATGCCTACGGTACGCGGCGCTCACCTCAGACATCTCGGCGAGAATCTCAGCCATCGCCTCATCATCACCCGCTACCTGAGCCTCCTCAGCCAAAGAGGAAAGCTCGGCGAGGCGAGAGGCAAAACGATTGGTGCTCGCGAGGCGAGGAGCGGGTCCATCAGACTCCTCCATGTCGAGTACATCGACACTCTCGTCTACGCCCACATAACCTGTCGCCTCCTGCACCGAGTCCTCAGCGAACTTACGAATCTGACGCGCAAGACGTACATTCGCCTTCTTGAGGTTGGCGATCTCCTCGGCGAGGTTCATCGCAGGAGAGACCATCTCGTCCTCGAAGCCCATCTCGTCCTCGAAGCCCATCTCGTCCTCATCCTCAAGACCAACACCCGAGAACGAAGCACCTACGCCAACAGCAAGCTCCTCGTCATCCAAGAAGCCGTCCATCTTCGTGTCGAGCGCGTTGAAGGCGCTCTCAGAGCCGCCCCACTCGTCACGAGAAACCATGCCATCATCATCCATGTCGTACTCGTCATGGATGGTGTGAGCCACGAGGTCGCTGTCCATGCCCGCTTCCTCCTCCTCAGCGAGCATCTCATCAGAGTAGAAATGCGAGGGATCATTCTGATCGGCTAAAAGATCGCCCTCATCATCAGCCATCACATTGCCGGGACCGAAGTCGCCACCCGCATAACCTGTCGCCTCCTGCATTGCATCCTCAGCGAGGAAGGTCGAGGCAACGCGGCTGAACTTGGTATTGAGAGTACGGGAAGGAATATCCATATAGCGAAGAGCTAGATCCTCGATCTCCTGCTGCGAAGCAAACTTACCAAGACGGCTCTCAGCGATGGCGATGCACTTAGAAGCCTTGCGCTCCATCGCCTTCTTGATGTTCGCCTCGTAAAGCTCCTCAGTCTCCGCGAAATCCTCTACGAGAGACTCCTTTGCGGCGGGATGATCAGGCTGCCAACCATAAGAAGCAGGAGCAGGACCCGAACGATAAGGACCCTTGCGGACACCCTCACCGAACTCAGAGTCAATGCCGTATTCATCTACGGCAGGCTGCTCTAAAGAAGCGGGATGACCGAAGCTATCCCAACCAAGATTATCATAACCAGGCAAACCTGAGCTTGCCCTACGGAGACGATTACGCACAGGACGCATAGGACGATCCTTTCTTTGGGGCTTAAAGCCCATGTTTCGGGGAGACTAACTTGGCGAGCTTGACCAAGCGGAGAGAGTCTTTACGCGAGAGCTTCGTGCCAAGAGCCTTCTCAGCATGAGCTATATAACTACCAACCTCAGCGTATTTCTCAGCGGGTATTTCCGCTGCGAGCTTATACACATGAGACGGGAGGTAAACATCGAAGCGATCATTCACGAGACGGATATTCTCAATTGCCTGAGTCTTATTCGAGGCAACCTTCACAGCCGTTTCGAGAGCCTTTAGATAAAGGCTATGCTTCCTTCTAGAGCCTTGCTTAATGATTGTCTCATCCGTGGTCGTCGCATCAGATGTTGCGGGACTCTTCGGAGAAAGCACTTCACTTGCTAGGCTCTTCTCGATTTCTTTTTCGAGCTTCTTCTTGAGGCGATCTACTACTGCGTCTTTCACCACAGTCTCAATCTCATCAAGAATAGATTTGGGTTCCGCAGGCTTGGCTTCACCACCCTCCTCGCCCCCCTCTTCATCGCCACCACCCTCTTCATCCCCAAAATCAAAAGGTCCCGCCACCTTCTTATAGTTGGAAATAGACGCTGATTTACTCAGCCACTGCTGAGGTATCTGATTCAGAATGGCGTTGTGGCTTACATCCTGAGGGTTCGCGTCCACCGAAGGAATCTCTAAAGTATTTCTAGCTATCGCCCCCTTGAAGGCAGGGACAGCTACCCAAGAAGCCTCTATAAAAGTCACCCCGCCTGTTTCCCCCTCTGTAGCGTGACCACATAACTCCGCTACCCTATGGCGATTCCCACTCTCATCATGGAACCAATTGCCCTTCTCGTAACGCACATGGCGACACATCTGTGGCTCATCTGCCGCCACATGACCGCACTTCGTACATTGAGTAAAATCGACCGAGCAGCCCATGCTCATGGCGTTCATTTCGCCACTCAGTATCTTCTCTACTAACTCTTTATGCTTCTTGTCCGTCGCTACCAAGATGTCCACATAAAGAGATTCACCAACATCTCTAAGAACAGCATCAATAATACGACCCTTAGAGAGTTCTTCGACTTGAATATGTTCCACAAAGTTGTGCGCCCCTATGAATGTCTTATAAGATTTCTTAAGGACATCGCGGGACCAACAATCGAGATTATTGTTGATATATTTATCCGTCTCAGAGGTCACTCGATAATCGGGGTATTTCCGATTTATCTGATGCCCCTCCTCATTCAGAGAACCTATACGAATACCTGGTACGGGGATGGCATCGACCGAACACACGATAGTCGAGTGCGTCAATAAGAACCTATCAGGTGTGAAGGGCTCCCCGAGTATCTCCTCCGCTCTCTTCTTGAGAGAGGCATCGAGCTTCTTAGCGCCCGAAGCTACTCTCACTCTATCCCACTCAGTACCATGAAGTTGAGGTCTGACCACAGTCGCTTTTGCGTATTTTAAGAATGCCATCAGTAGCCTCTCATCTTCAGCTGTGTGTAACGAGAAGCGACTTTCGAGGCAGATACAGGAGTAACCCCTCGCCCTCCTGGGACTGAATCAACGAAATCTTTCGGCATTTCAGTCTCACCCGCGATAGCTAAGTCTTCCACAGGAAACCTCATAGAACCATGAGGAAACTGCACATCAACCATCCCTATCGCAGGAAATACCTGCACAACAAAACCCGCCCTATCCGCACTTCCTCCAAAGAACGGATAGACACGCATACCCACCTTAAAGCTCTTAGCTCTAGATTGGTAATCAGCGTAGGTTGTAGCGAATCTGTTCATGCTCGGTTTCCTTCGGGGTCGCTTATTTACGCCCAAATATAAAGAACTTATCGGAAGTATTTTTAGACGACCTACATGGGGTCGAAACCATAAGAAGTGGGAAAGGTCAGAAATCCCAATCATAGCTCCCCATCGACTTCGATGAGGGGACACTCGTGGAATGAGTGATCTCATCTACTTTCTGCAAGACCTCTCTTAGAGACTCCCTGTCTGCTTCACGGATGAGCTTCAAAATCGCGTCACGCTTCACCTTCTCTTGCTCTGCTTGATTGCGAGTCTTCATGTCCTTCCCCTTGAAGCCCGTAAATTCCAAGTCCTCAAGGTTCGCGGCTCTCATCTGTAGTAAGAGATATGCGAGCGCCTCTTCTCTCTGCTCAGGGTTCTTATGTGTCAATAGATCGAGATATTTATCCTTATTTCTCTTTAAGAACTGAGAGAGATTAGAGTCTTTCTTCTTGGGTGATTTCGAGGAGCCGAATCCACCACGGGTATCCTCGGCTGTAGGCACTACGGTGTAGTGGTCTAACAAAGTCCTTGTCATGTGATCTCGCACGATTTTCTTGATTGCGGGAGCCACAGGGTAAGGGCAAGTCTCACCCGAGAGCAGTTTCTTACCTGCTAGCTCTCCATTCAAGGGGTGATCAGGGCAGTAGTTATCTTGAAGGATATCTTCAAAGTCAGAGAAAACCCCCTGTGAACCCCCTGTCGCCTCATAGAAATCATTAGTACTGAGAGAGTTTAGATACTCCATCTGCACTTCTCTCACTTGCTCAGGTGTCGCCCCATGATTGAGCTTAGATGCCGTATTGATGGCTTTGTAGATTTCTTGAGAAGGGGTTGCCTTCGCATGAGCGACAAAGAATGGGTCTACAGGGCTGCGATTCGAGGGGATATTAGGGTCGTTGTTGAGCAACATCGCTACAACCACGCCGTCTAGCGTAGACTGTATCCTATGCGCCTCTGCACTATTCTTAGGGGTTCTCGCGAGCTTGTATTGGAGCTTTTCATGTGCCTCAGCACGCCTCTCCTTCGTCGTGTCTTTATAACGAGAGGCTTGCTCCGCTGTATTAGACTCGATCATCCCTTGATCAGGGGTCGTCATACTCCGACCGCTACTATCTGTCGAAGTCACCATGAAGTCCGATGAAGGACGCACTCCATATTCAGGGTCGTCCACGAATGCTTTAGAGATGGCTGCCGCTGCGATGGCTTTACCTAGCTCTGAACCCGATAACTCAGAAATATCCTCACTCCAAATTTCATCAACCTCTTCCGAGAGCTTCGAGAGACGCTCCGCTGTCGTCATGCTCTGATCCGTGAATATCTTGGTGAGCCTCTCTGAGGCTGACTCATACCCCTCAGAAACATCCCCTAAGAACTCATCAGGTATCTCATTTAACATATTCAAGGCTTGATCTAGCCCTTTTATTTCTCTGTCCTTCTCACCTGTGACACCGCTCCCTAGATGACTAGACCCCGACATCATAGATACGATCTTGTCTCTGAACTCCTTACGCTTCTTAGAGAACTTTCGAGATTCAGCTTTATCCTTTTTCTCGTCATCTGTGAGATTTACGCGCTTCAGCTCGCTCAGTATTTTCAATGAGGGGTCTTTCTCAAGACGCTTTCTATCCGCCTGCGTCTCCCCTTTGAGGGCGCTCTGTGCTTTACCCTTTACCTCGTCGTTGATTTCTTCGGATTCTTTCTTCGCCAACTCTGATAAAACCCTCAGCTTCGCTCGATTAGCGTCTACAGAATCAAGTAGCGCGTCCTCCTTGAGCTTCTCACTAGGGTCTAGACCCATCTTCTCAGCTCGCTTCACGAGCATCTCTATCGCCCCATCTAAATCCATATCTTTACTAAAAGCGATCCCCGCCTTCGTGAAACCTTCCTTCGCCCTCTTAAGAAGATCGTCATCTGAGAGTATATCCCCCAATTCTAGACCCTCTTGTCCCATATCCTCATTCAAGATGAGATTCGACAAATCGCTCAACTCAGAGAGCTTTGTCGCCCTGTCTCGTTTCTTCGGCAGTATTGGGTTCTTCAACCCCTCTAAGACAGACTTAATCTTCTCCCTACGACCCGCAGCCCCTTCTCTGAGATAACGGTTCTCTACATCCTTACGCTTCTTTTCTCGCTGTAGAAATACATCATTCGTAATCGAACCTAAATTCAAATCGAGCTTGTCCGCCTGTCTCTCTGTTTTGAATTTCTTGGCTATCGTGTCAGGCACCTCTACCGAGGGCAGCCCGCCAAAGATCGCATCATCAAAACCCTTCGAGAGGGTCATATCTGTCACTAAATCTAGTACATCGTCTTTCGTGATCCCCTCTCCACCCTTCACTAAAAGCTCTAAGAAATTCGAGGGGTCATCTGAGAGAGCTTTCTTGAAACCCTCCTTAAGTGCTTTGATGCGCTTCTTTTTATCCGCTCGTGCCTTCGTCTCTCTGATGTCCTCCGCAAGAGCTGCCTTCTCTTTTGCCCCCTCTAGCTCTTGCCTAGCCTGCTCATACTCTGCTGTGTCAGGTCTAGAATATGCCGTACTAAAAGAGACGAGATTTCCCCTCTCCGTCTTGTATTTCTTTGTCTTGTCTAGTTTAAGATTTTCTAACGCATTTTCCTCTAAACTTTTTTTTTGTCCGCAAGCCTCATCATGACCCTATGTACAGAGGCTGCCTTTTCACTCTTCATCGAGAGATCCCTGTCACCCTTATGACCCCCACTCACACCCTGAAAATCAGGGTCGTCTTTCGAAGTGATACTTCTATTTCTTAAGTCGTCCCGAGGGGGCTTGTTCTTGGGGTGAGGGCGCACAAGGTCTGCAATCTTCTTGTCCTCCCTCTCCGTCTGACTAAGTGTCGCTCTTTTTATCAAAGAGGCAAGCCTCTGCTTCGTGTCCATATTGAAGTCACTCGAACCCAACAACATGGGATTCCCTAATCCCTTGGGGTCTGTGACAATCGCATATACCCTATCCTTCTCATCTACCATCTGTACATGGGCAGGCACACCATCCTTAAAAGGCACTAACTTCAACTGAACCTCGAAATCTATATCTAGGCTACTCTCTAGTAAATAGTCCTTACCCACTACCCCAAAAGTATTCTCACTCAGAGAAGTCGCTATCAAAGTCTGCGTAGGCTTCTTTGGGAAGAAACTGAAAACTAGCTCATCCCCTTCCTTTACCTGCCTAGAAATAAACTGAGTGAGTGTGTTGAACGCCCCGCTCATCGCCGTCTCATGTGCAGGGTTCTCTAGCTTAGATAATAACTCTGAAGTAAGAGCTAGTACTTTATGGGAAGCTGTCTTGTAGTCGTCCTTAACCGCTGAGTTCTCTGCGGTGTCCACAGACCACTCTAAAAACGCCTTTGATAAGCCCTTCAAGCGGCTCTCAATGAAGCTAGAAGCCGCCTTAGGGGTTGTGATATTCTGCTTGTAGAAGTTCTTATAAAACTCTTGAATGATGCTCTTAGCCGCCTCATTTATAACCACCCGAGAAGGGCGATGCTCCGCTAAGAAACCCAATATAAACTTGCCCCATTCGAATTGCCTCAAGATAGATTTGAATATACTCCCCTCTCTCACAGAGGAGGTCTTACGCATAGAGGGCAACCCCGCTTGGACATCTACTTGCTTGAGCGCACCAGGATTGAACAGCGTGAGGAGTGTCTCAAAACCCGAGGTGAAAGCTACG